TGAAACCGACCTCTTCAGGAGTGTCAGAGGGTGGACAGCCAGTTTCATCCTCCTTAACGTATGAAGATCCTAATACAGGTAGAGAACGTACCATAACAGGTCTAGGAAAGATTCTTTACATGATAGCGAATATCGATAAATTGATGGATGCTGATAATTACAAGGCAGAAAACCATAATGTATGGACGAAGGAGAATCCTGGACGCACCGGCTCCCGCAATGTTGTGGGAGCAAAGCCAGCTCGAGCCATTTTCATGGCTGACATGGTTACATATCGTGGACTATTCCCTTTAGCACAAATTATGGATAAATACCAAGCGCACGCGGAGGAGGGATCACTAGGTGGGTATGATTTCTATGGATCTAGGATCTACACGGTGGGTAAAGAGACGGGATCACCGCTTAAAGATCATGCAGATTCCATGTTAGCTTCGTCAGACCCTAATGTCTATGCAGCGATGACTGATTTCTCGGCATTTGATGCTACTGAACAATATCCTAATATGTGGAAATGGTTCATTGAGGGGTTGCTCAAAGGGTGTGAGGAAGTTGGTGTAGGAGAAGGTAGCGATTATACGCTTATCCGTTCTGCTACAGGAGGTACGAACATGGGAATATACCATTTGATACGTGAGTTGTTGGGTAAGAAATTTGACAAACCGTTGTACTTCTTAAGCGAAGGAGCGGGGTGGGAAGATGAAGCGTTACAGGTGGCTGAACAGGCTATGATGCCTTCTGGATTGCTGATCACTTTGTCTGGTAACAACGTGTGTAATGTCGGTGATTTTCAGGTGGTAATGGATGAAAAGGAGAAAAGACCAGACCTTAGCTGCTTTAAACTCGAGGAAATGAGGTGTATGGGTGATGATAGACTGGTCCTGTTCAGAACACCCACCAAACCAACTTCGAAACAGGTCGCTGATATGCGGATGTTGTTCTCGGAGGTGGCTGAAAGTAACGGTATGTCTATGAATCCTGCTAAGGTCACGTTCCGTAATTGTGAATTTGAGTACCTGAAGAAGAGAGGATGTTATGGTGTTGTAGTACACAAAAGCCATGTGGCGATTCATGCAAACGAAGCAGTTAATCACCGAGAAGAACCCCTGGAGATGATTAGATCCTACATGAGTACGTTACGTGTGTGGGCTTGGAGAAGTGGAGATCCAGTATACGCTGAAAAATTAGGGGTACTGTTTGCGCGAACGAAGTTGAACTTCCGTGATGTTGGGAGATTTAAGAAAACTTCAGTTGGTGAGGTTCGTGATAAATTCGTAATGTACCCAACGCTGCACATTTTGTATGTTCCTGGTGCGCTAGGTGGTATTGGTCATTTTCATAAGGATATGTACTCATCAAGTGTAGATGGCAATATCGTGAACAAGATGGGTGCAGATGCCAGGTTCAACAGACACGTACAGTTAGGGGCGAAGATCATTAATAATACATATTCCGCTGATATATCGGATCATGTAGGCAGTTTGTGGCGATCAGGTGAAGTGGCAAAGGGATCAGGTTCTTTTG